CGACCCGCGCATGAAGGTCACTGCTCTTAAGCAGACCGACACGACTGGTCAGCTTCAGAGCCCGATCGCTACCAGCACCGATCTGATCGGTTACCCGACGTTCTACAACAAGGGCGTCTCCGGTAAGTATTGGCGTGCGGGTGACCAGACTCAGACGGTCACGATCAACGGAACGCCGACCGGTGGCACGTTCGTCCTTAAGTCGGGTGGCAACTCGACTACCCTCGCTTACAACGCGGCTTCGACTACTACGGTCCAGTCCGCGATCCAGGCGTGGGGCGGGATCTACGCGGCTGTGACCGCGACCGGCTCTGCCGGTGGTCCCTACACGATCACCTTCCCGGCTGTCGCGTCGAACGTGACTGCGGCTGCGGCTCCCTTCTCGGTCGATCAGGGCCTGCTGACTGGTGGCACTGCCGCCACCAGCAAGGCGACGATCGCCGCTACTGGTCAGGGCGGCGTGGATTCCTCGCTTCGCGCTATCGGTGGGGACTGGTCGCAGGCGGCTTACGGCGTCGGCATGGATATCTCGATCCGCGTTTCGACCGAGGCGTCCTACTTCGATGGTACGACCTGGCACTCCGCGTTCCAGGAGAACCTTCAGCTTCTGCTGGTGGAGGCTTACTACGGCTTCGTCGTCGGAGACGGCAACGCTTTCGTGGCCTACACTAAGGGCTCGACCCTCTAAGCGAGGGTGGGTTCTAAGGTTCCGAATACGAAAGGTGGCCCCCAGGTATGTCCAGTGCCATAGTGACGCCGGACGACCTGGGGGTTTACCTCAATCTTCCGACGATTAACCAGACCCGAGCTTCGTCGTTCATCGACTGGGCTCAGGCGCTCTGCGAGAGCGTCGTCACGCCTCTGCCCACTGGCGCAGAGCCGATCGTGCTCGATGTGGCCGCGCGTGGCTTCTCCAATCCAACTAACGTGACGCAGCAGGCTGTCCTTAACTCGTCGGCGTCCTACGGCGCCGTCCGTGGTGGAATGTGGCTTACCAACGCTAACAAGTCGGCGCTTAGGCGCCTGGCTGGTATGACCGGCGTGTTCGAGGTTGACATGACGCAGACCGTCATTCAGGGGCCGCCCCCGTCGTGGACGTTCGCGGACTTCGATGAGCAGCCATGACCACGTTTCCGTTCGGAGAAACGGTCCAACTGGTTAAGCGCACCGTAGCGAGTCAGGATGAGTACGGCGACGACGTATTTACCGAGATCGTGACGGTGTTCGATAGCGTGCCCGTTTTCCCGCGTGGCACGTCGGTGGAGAATCAGGGCCAGACTCGCGACACGGTGTTTATCGGGCTTAACGTCGTCTTCCCGCCTGGCACGGTGGTCGAATCGACCGACCGGGTAATCGTGCGCAATGTGACGTATGAGGTAGAGGGGATGCCGTTTGAGCAGACCTCGCCGTTCACTGGCTGGAATCCCGGCGTCGTGGTGGCGCTAAGGGATGTGACCGGCTGATGGCTTCCGAGTACAAGCACAACTATGTGGCGTTCCGCGTAGAGATCCTTAAGGCGCCGTTTATGATCGAGGAAATGGGCGCTAGAGTGGAGCGCGGCAAGGCTGCGGCGATCGCGTCGGCGCCCGTTGACGAGAAGTCCAGGCATCCTGGCCGGTACAAGGCGTCGTTCGAGGCCGAGGTTACCACTAGGCTCCATAACCGTGCAACTGGTGTCTTGTCGAATACGTCTCCCGAGGCTGGGTTCGTGGAATTCGGCACTAAGAACAATCCGGCACGCTATGTGCTTACTAGGGCAATGGAGGCTATGCGATGAGCGCCCCCGTTGTCGCTGACATTGTTGGCGCCACGCAGGACTTCCTACAGGCCCAGTTCGGCCCGGTGTGGAACGCCCGCGTCGTCGTGGAGCTTCCCGGCAAGCTGGAATCGGCCATGCCGGTGATCCAGGTTGTGCCGGTCGGTGGGCCGCTGCGCAACTCCCTGTCGCACGCCTCTGTCTCGATCCAGGTCTACGCCGTCAATTCGCCCACGGCAATGCGGCTTAACCTGGCGGTGATTAACGCTATTCGTATGGTGATGCCTGCCACGGCGCTTACCGGCGTCTCGGTTACTGGCGCTCAGGTCAATTCTTTGCCGCAGTTCTGGGATTATGATAACCCTAACGTTCACCGCACGGTGAGCTTGATTGACATCTACTGTCACCCTGCATAGGCGCGCAGCAGTGCTCCAAGTCCACGCTCCAACCTCGCTCCAGGAGATTTAATGGCTATCGTTTCCAGCAATGCTCACGCCTATGGTGATGTCAACCAGCGCATTATGACTTCGGTCATCGGGACTGCCGTCCCCGGTACGCCCTACCCGACCGCATGGGGCGCCGGATGGTACGACCTCGGATGGCTCGACAATGATGCCGGGCTCACCGAGAACAGCGACATCCAACAGACTCAGAAGTACGGCTGGCAGGGCGCGGCTCAGCTCCGTATCCTTCGGTCGCAGGCTCAGAAGACCTTCACGTTCAATGCCCTAGAGGAAAACGCCGTCACGCTCGGCCTGCTCCGTCCGGCGGCTGGCCAGGTTACGACTGGCGCTACCGCCGAGGTTCAGACGATTACGATTACCGGCGCCCCGACTGGTGGCACGTTCACTATCACCAGCATCTACGGCGTCTACGCGGCAACCTACAACATCGCTACGGCTGCGCTGGCTACCGCACTTAGCGCGCTGTTCGGGTTCACCGTGGCCGTGTCCGGCACCGCCGGTACGTCCTACGTGATTACGTTCCCGGCCTCGCTCGGTAACGTGCCGCTGATGTCGGTGTCTTCGCAGCTAACCGGTGGCACTACGCCGACCGTCGCCAATGCGACCACGACTCCCGGTGTGAACGGTACGACCACCTGGGATGTCAAGCCTTTCACCGGGCTCAACTCGCGCCAGTTCGGCATCGACCTCATCGACGGTTCAGTTCACCGCCGGTTCGTCGTGCTGAACGGTGAGGCTACGGGTACTGGTTCGCCGGTCTACAAGGCTGACGACCTGACCATGTATGCCTTCACTCTCGCGGCTTACGTGGATTCGGCTGGCCGGTTCTACCAGGAAATCTCGGACAACCCGGCTATCGGTTCTGGCCTGTTCGTCTAAGTTAGCAGTTAAACTTAGCTCATGGCCAAGAACACACGAGACGATGCTGCCTTGGCTGCGGTGGTTGACGCCGCAGTCGAGGAAGCTCAGCCGCAACCGTCCAAGACCGTCTCCATCGTTGTCGATGGAGAGACCTACACCTTCCCACGGTCCCGTCTGCGTGCCATTCAGTTCCGGCGCGAAATGCAGCGGGGTCACGACGCCCTGGCGATCGAATTCCTGCTCGGTGAGACGCAATTCGACGCTTGGCTTGAACGCACTGCCGACGACGATGGCGTGACCAGCGAGGAAGATTACGCTGTGCTCATGGTCGAGGTTGGCAAGGTGTTCGGCGTGGGAAACTAACCGGCCTGTTCGCGCTAGTGAACGCCTACCATGCGGAACTGGAAACCGACTGGTGGGAGCGTGGGCAGGACTTCCTTGCAGACATGTGGCGTTGCAAGATGTCTTTGCGCGGCATTTGGGTACGCATCGAGAACCTTGGACCCAATTCTGCGTTCTCTCGCGCCGTTAACGAGCAGTGGGGAATCGAACATCACTTGCTCGCCAGTATCATTGACGTGCTGAACCTCGCCAACTGGCAGCGTGGTGGCACCGAGCAGAATAAGCCCGAGCCCATTGCGCGTCCAGGGGTGAAAACCAAGAAAGAGAAGTACAAGGAACAAGCCGAGGCTGAGCGTGCTCGGCGGGCGCTTATAGCGGCGAAGGGTGGTGCGGTGTAATGGCTATCGGGCGCGTATCGGTAGAGGTTACACCCGACGCTCGCGGCTTCGTCGCCAAGATGCGCGGCGAGATCCTTCCTGCTGCCGACAGGCTGGGCCATGACCTGGGCGCCAAGATCGGTGACCAGGCTGGCCGTACTGCCCGCGAGCGCATTAACGCTCAGCTAAAGAACATCAAGGCCCACGTTAACGTCGATGCCGACACCGGCAAGGCGCAGGCTCAGATGGCTGCACTTCGACGTGAGACGGAGAGGACCGACCGCTCTGCCTCGTCAGCCGGGGCGCACTACGGCATACTGGTAAAGCTCCTGCTGGCGATCGGGCCTGCCCTGATCCCGCTGGGCGCCGCTGCGGCTGTCGGGCTCGGCGCACTGGTCGAGGGTGCTGGTGTCGCACTCCTGGCGTTCAAGGGCATCCAGGACAACATGAAGCGTGGGACGCTTCTCGGTCGCGCTTACAGCGGTGTCCTCCAAGTCCTTAAGTCCGACTACCACCAACTTGCCGACACCGCAGCCAAGGGCGCGTTCAGTGGCATCAGCGACGCCGTTGACAGTATCCATAAACGCCTACCGGAGCTAAGTTCCCAGGTTAAGCTGTTCTCTGGCTACCTTGGCCGTGCTGCCGCTAATGTGGTGGACGGCATTCTCAACGGCTTCGTGGTGTTGCAGCCGGTCATAACGCAGATCCTGTCTGGCCTTGTCAATATGACAGCCAGGTTCGATGCGTGGACTAAGGGCGGAGGGCTCGCCAAGTTCGGTGAGAGCGTAGGGAAAGAGCTACCCGTCATCGCTAAGGCGCTCGGTGAAATTTTCGGCGCTATCGGTAAGCTGATTGTCGCCGGTAACAGCATCGGCCTCGTCTACTTGAACGCTTTCGCTGCGATCGCCCGTGCCATTAGCGCGATTCCGACGCCGGTTCTCCGTGACATCCTGGCCCTGTTTATCGCTCTCAAAGTCAGTATGCTGGCATGGGGCGCAGCCACTACCGTAATCACGGCAATCAGCACCGCTGTCAAGGGCCTGGCTGTCGCTATCGCCGTGGAGTCCGGCGTGGCCAAGGCGGCAGCCGTTAGCAACCTTACTTTCGGTAGCAGTCTCGGTGTCATCGCCGGTCGTTTGACAATGCTGATTCCACTATTCGGGGCGTTCGGCGCTGCCGCGCTTATCAACATCCCTTTGCAGAGCGAGTCGAAAAAGCCGGGCGGGCTCGGCAATATCGCGTCCGGCATCCTCGGCGCGGTCACGGGCGACCTGGCCGGACAGACCTCTAAGCACTTGAAGGAATCCACCGGGCCAGGCAAGGACTCAGACAAGAAGATCAAGACCCTGGCCGATGCCTACAGTGCGCTTAACGACGCTCAGATCAAGCAACTCGCTATCGCCAAGAAAACCCAAGAGAGCTTCGTTTACAACGCTGGCGCCGCCGATAACTTGACCACCAAGATTAACGCGCTAAACGATGCGTGGCTGAATGCGGCGTCGGCGGACACTAACTTCTGGCAGTCGCTCAATACGGCCACTAAGACGTTGAAGTCGAACAGGGCTGCCATTCTTGGGCACAGCGAGGCTGCCCTGGCCGACCGTTCCGCGCTGGAATCATTGACTAATGCCGCCCAGCAAGACGCTATTGCTAAGGCCAAGTCAACCCACAATGAAATCGCTGGCATTATTCAGTTGCGCCAGTCCAAGAAGGCGATCGAGGATAAGCTGCGGTCGCAGGGTCTTCTAACCAAGGCCGTGCAGGACTATATCAACAAGATTTTCCGCATTCCTAAGGGTGCTTTGACTATCCCGTTGTTCAAGTCCCAGGCTGCCGAGGACCGTTTGGCCGCTTACTTGAAAAAGATTCACTATGTGCCGGGCAGCAAGACGACCACATTCGATGCCCGGACAGGTCAAGCTGTAACTAAGATCGGCAACTTGCTGACGCTTTACAATGCGTTGACCAATAAGACGGTCACGGTTACCGTGTTTGGTTCGGCTGATACAGGGCTGAGGGGGCCTGGCCATGCTAGCGGTGGCTGGATTAACGGAGCTGGCACTTCGACCAGCGACTCGATTATTAGCCGCCTATCGAATGGCGAATTTGTGGTGCCCGCTGATGTGGCCGCGCAGAATGCGACTTACTTGGAGAAGATTACCAAGATGACCGGCAACACAGCAGCCAACACGTCGGTGGCTCGCCCTGTTACCACGTCGAACCTGTCGGCGCCGATTACGATTAACCAAGTGACTGATCCGGCTGGGACGGCTTACGCCTTGCAGCGGCGCCTGGCTTTCGCGGGAAGGGTGTAGCGTGACCGTTCTCACTGCCTCACCCGTCTACCTTAATGGACTGCTC